CGTCGTCGTCCGTGACAGGCAGGGTGAAGTCCTGCAGTGCACCAAATGCCAGGTTGCAGTCGATTTCGCGGCGGAACTGGTCTAGCTGCCGGCTGGCGTCTTCGAGGATTTGATGCACCCGCTGATAGGACACCCCGATAGCGGCTGCGATATCACGCAGTGGTGCGCCGACGTCGCGGAGGGCAATCGCTGCGGCCTGCTGGGTGTAGCGGGCCGCGTTTTCGGCGACGGTGACACTTTCGCGCGCCCGGTGCATCTCCGCGATGGCGTCGGCCAGCTCGGAGGGGAGGTGAATCGTCAGTGTGATGTCCTCGGCGGGGAGGTCGGTCATGACCGCGACGAGGTCGCGGGCCATTTCCTCGACTTCGCGGAGGTGAGCGGCGTAGGTATGTCGATCAACTTCGGGGACGTAGATGGACCAGCCGGGTTCGGATCGAGTCACGATTGCGTTGTAGTCGGTCACTTCCACCAGTCCTCTCCTAGCTTAGGCTCGGCCTCTTTGTAGATGTTCTGCGCGTCTCGGTCGGGGATTTCTTTGTGGCGGGGTACGGGGATGCGCAGACCGTCGAGAATCATCAGTGTGTGGCGTCCGCCTTCGCTTTCTGTGACTTCCACGTTTGCGGCTTTGGCCGCTTTGCGGATGGTTTTGATGACGTCTCTGCGCTTGGTCACAAGGCTAGTCTAGTCGAACTAGACATATCAAGTCAAGCGAGACTAGACACATTATCGTGTCGCTGGACGATGTGCAGAAAGCATGCAAGATATCCCCTCCGCCAGCGCCGCGGCGGGTAGGGGGATCGCATGTCCCCCAACGCAAAATGACCCCCGACCGTGTTGGTCGGGGGTCTCGGTGGTGCGTGGGTAGTGCGGGGCGTTACGTCACAGTGACAGCAGAAAGCCGCTATATGGGTTCTAGTCGAGACTCTCGCCGTTTGCACGCTGGCGTAGCGGGGTCAATTCCCGGTGCTCGTCGGCCATGGCGGAAAGGTCGCCTTCGCGACCCTGGTCCGTCATGCGCTGCGCGATAAGGCGCAGGCGGGCCTTGCGCTCAGCGACAAGGCCGGGTGGCGGCGTCATTCGTCGACGGCTTTGGCGACCAGCTCTCGGATGGTCTGTGCGCGGGACTGTCCGGCCTCGGCGGCGGCGGCGTCGACCTTGGCGAGTAGGTCGTCTCCGAGGCGGATGTTGATGGGGTGGCCGACCTCGGGGCGTCCAGGCCGCCGACTCTCGGTCATGCCGCGGCCAGCTTGCGGATGGCGTCGCCCAGTGTGGCGATGGTGGTGTCGCTACCGGTGGCGAGTTCGACCTCTTCGCCGTCGACGACGGTGTAGGCCGTCCAGATGTAGCCGGTCGCCTCTTCTTCGGGGTTTTCGGGGTTGAAGTCGTCGCCGACGTAGACGCGTCGGCCGTCGGCGAGGTCGATTCGGGTGTTCCCGTCGGGGATGCGGTGGTAGTCGGCGATCACGTCCTGCTGATGCAGGCTGGTCACGATGTCGTTGATTGTGGTGGTGGTCATGGCGTTCCCTTTGGTCAGGTTCTCGGTGTTTCCGATACCGTTAACTCTACGCCTGGTTTAGGGATTGTCAATACCGTTTATCGCCGCGCGGATGTCACCGATCACGATGCACCGTGCGGACGATCCTGATGGCGGCGTCGATGAAGTGGCGGGCCAGATCCAATTCTGGACGGTTCTCAGTGAGCTGGCGGGACTGCATCAGCAGGTGTGTCAGGCGCCCCTCAGTCATCGTTGCGCTTTTCCAGCCGCGATATTCGAGCCCGCAGTTCGGCGTTCTCCTTCTCCAGTCGGTCGACGAGATTACTGGCCGCCCGGGTGACGAGGTCAGCGGCGGTGGCGCGGCTTTCACTGCGCCGTGACACCACTTGCACGATGGCGGTGATGATTCCGCCGAGTGTGGCACCGAGTCCGCCTGTGATGAGTGCGGTAATCCCGTCCTTATCGGTCATCGCCGCGGATCCCTTTGGCGATCCTCTCCACCATGGCCAGCGCCCGGATGTCGCGGACCAGTATGGCCGCGAGGAACACCACCACGGCGGCGATGATGTAGCGGCTGTAGAGCACATCCTCGCGCGCCTGCCGGCTGAAGGTCATCACGCCGACGAGGTGGTAAGTCAGCACCACGGCGAACTGTCCCAGGTCGGCGCCCAGTCGCAGCCATAGTCCGGCCAGCGAAGCTCGGGATAGGCGGCAGTGGGTGACCAGCCACCAGGCCAGCATTGCCAGTGGCGGGCAGATCAGCGCGGTGATCGTCCAGATCTGCACGCCATGAGGATCCAGCAGCACCTCGAATTGGATCGGCGGCAGCGCGTCGGAGATGGTGATTCGCAGCGCCGCGGACCACAGGAACAGAAACAGGATGGGCTGGAATGACACCCGTCGGTATGTGGCGTTGGGGGCGGGGAGCCAACCGACAGCTGGGGTCACGGGACGACCACGTACGTCGTGTTTCCGGCCACCTTGACGACTTCGGCGGCCGGGTCGTAGATGTCGGTGTCCCAGTAGTTGGTGTGGATCTTGCCGAACATCGCGAGGAACCGGTTGTCGGTCGGTTGTCCGTGCCAGTCGGCCCAGTTGTCGCTGCGGCGCGCCACATCCCGCACCGCATACCGGGTGTCGTCCGGTGTCTGCTTGGCCGTCCAGGGTTGCTGTCCGTAGCGGCGTTCCGGGTTTCCGATGAGGATGAATGACAACTCCCGATGATCGGGGGCGTCGAACAGGTAGGCATACCGGCGCATCCACGCACCACAAACCTGCGCACCCTGGCTGTAGCCCAGGACGATTTTGGGGCCGGTGGTTGAGCGGATCAGCCGGTCGAGGTTCCGCGCGCCGGTCTGGATCGACCCGCCCGGGTTGTCGCCGGATGGGTCCAGCATCGCCGGGTAGCGGACCTGGACCTGATGCCGGCCACCGGTCGTCGCGAATCGGCGGCAGACCCGGCCCATGTAGTTGACGGCTTTGTCGATGCCCAGATCGAGCGCGCTGACCGTCAGGACAGTGGTCACCGGGGCAGGTTGTTGAGCGCCTGCTGTGCCAGCGGACCGAGGACCGGGCCCAGCACCGGAACCTGCGACACCGCGTTACCCAGGGCGTCCTTGACCTTGTCCACTGCGGCATCGGCGGCAGCCTTCGCCGCGACCACGCCATTGAGGCCGTTGACGACCTGATCCTCGGGTGACACCTCGTCGAACGCACCGTTTTTCGTCTGCTTGGTGACCTGGTAGGCGGCAACCCCGGAGATGGAGACACCGAAGACTCCGAGGATGGCGGTGATCGCCGCGGACACGCTCGCGGCCACGTTCGGGTCGATGAGGTGCACCGTCGACAGGACGGTCAGGATGGCGAACGCAACCGTTCCCAGCGCGTAGAGGGTCTGGCGGAATTTCGGGGACATCATGCGGCCTTTCCGTTGAACTGTTGCAGGGCAGCCGGGTTGGCTGCCTCGATGCGTGCGAGGACGAGCAGCGCGCGGGTGTCACCGCCGCGGGCGAGGGTGAGCACCCGGGTCAACGAGGGTTGGTCGCCGAGGAACGCCAGCCACTCCAACTCGGTGCGGTCCTTCGCGGCAGGCACGGGCGCCGGTGCGGGAATGGGTGTGGGAGCTGGTGCTGGTGCTGGCTTCGGAGCCGGGGCCGGCGCGGCGGGATTGGCCCAGAAGGCGACCCGCGCGGCGAACACGTCCCACGGGAAGTGGGGGCCGACGTCTGTGTGGGTGCCGTCGCCGAGGACCTTGGTGACGTAGTTGTGGTCGGAGATCCCCGCGCGCCCAGCGGTGTAGGGCGGGGCGATCACGGTCAGCGGGATGCCGTACTTGCGGCAGTCCTGCACGGCCAGGTAGGCGGCGACGTCGATCGCGCGGGACTGCGCAAGCCATTGCGTCCGAGTCCAATTCGCCGACGACCCGGCGAAGCACAGGTTGATGCTTCGGTTGTTCGCGCTCAGCACTGACCATGATGCGAGGTCGGTGTCGACGACGTCACACACGGTGACACCGTGGTCGTTCGGGTCTTCAGAAACCGTGTAGTGGTAGCTCACGGAGTTGGCCGGGTTGCCGAGGAACTGCGCCAGGCTGTCGGCGTTACCGGGGCCTTCCTGGGTGTGCAGGAGGAACAGGTCGATCTTGGTTCCGCCGCGGTCCTGGTTGGATGGACTCCACACGGGGTACTCGTTGAAATCGGGTCGCGGGGCTTCGGCGGGCATGGTGGAACCTCCCGGCATCGGTATCGGTGCGGCTTGCCGCGTGTGAACGTGATCGGTGTGATCGCCGAAATCCTGTTGGTAGTACGGGGTGTTGGTGACGTCATCGCCGCCCGCAACTCCCACCCGCTGCCCGGTATTCGGGTTCTGCCAGATCACCTGCTCCAGTGCGCCTTTGACGCCGAGCAGGTATTCGGCGAATCGCTGCATGTTCGGCACTGTGCCGGTCCAGTCGATGCCCCGGTTGAGGTGCTGCGGGTTCGGGGTGAAACCGGCTTCGGCGCGCTCGCTCTCCTGGTGCCCGGGGTAGGTGGAGGCCTGAAGGTTGAACGCGGCGCCGAGCTGGTAGACCCACGCAGGGAAGCCGGGTGAGCCGTAGGTGATGTTCGCCCCGGCGGGCAGTCCGTAGGTCACCATTGCGGCCAGGTCTCCCCCGCGACTGCCTGTGTGGCGGCCACGAAAAAGCCGCCCATCAGGACGGCTGCGAGTAGGGCTGCGAGGGTGAGACGCGTCATGCGGGCGGGTCGACGACGGGCGGGTCGGTGGTGACGGTGGCGAGCATCTGCCCTGCCGCCGAGATCAGTTGCCCGATGGCGTTGGCTACTCATGCCGGGACGAACGCAGCCAGCGGCACGGTCGCCGCCATGAGCAGGTGCGCGGCGGGCGAGGGATGCAGCCCGTCGGCGGTCGCATAGTTCGCGGACCCGTTGACCCGCCAAAATCCGCTGTTGCGTGCGGATTCCACTGCATCGGCGGTGTCGATACAGCCGAACAGGGGATGTCCCGCCTGCCCGGCGATCACGGCATCAGTGGTGCCGACTGCCACCGGCGCACCGGCTACGAGGGGCGCGCCGCCGCGCAGCCAGTCGTTGAACGTCACCCGGCTCGACTCCCATGCTTTCGTCGTCTGGTTCGTCGTCGTTGCCCACGAGTCCGTCGAGTCGGTGCGCGGCGTGACGGTGGTGGCGAACACCTTGATTCCCCTGCTGGCCATCAGATTCCACAAGTCGAGCCGCGTGGCCTGGTAGGTCGCGAGGGTGGTGACGCCGAGGTCGTTTGCCCCGAACGCTTCGATCGCGTGAGTGCATCCGGCCATCAGCGTGGCGGTGCCTCGCCGCTTGGCGTTGGCGTTGAAGTTGAGGACGCCGGTGCCGGATCTGGCAGCCCAGACGTAGGGGATTTGATTGTTCAGGCCCCGGCGAATCCACCCCTGGTCATAGGTGCCCCACGGTGGTGCGCCGCTATCGCCGCTTCCCTCGGCGATGGAATCGCCCCACACGAACACCTGCGGTGGACGCTTCCCGGTCAGTCCTTTTGGCATCCCACAGATGGCGTGCGGGGCGTAAAAGTTGCCGTTCGTGTTGATTCCCCCGGCTGGCAGCGCCGACGTGTAGTCGACGGTGGTATTGGGCACCCGGTACTCCCAGTCCGTGTTCCCAATGCTGGCGAACTTCGCGACTGGATAGGAGCCGCCGCTGAGCGGGATCACGTTGGAATTCGCGAACAGCACGTCGCCCGCCGCCACGTCGATCGACAACGGCATCGACACCGCGAACCCACCAGGCCGGATCGTCACCCAGCCATCAGAATCCGCAGCCGCGAACTGGACCGGGAAATAGGTTCCCTTTGGATACTCGAATGACGCCTTTACTTTGATCGAGTTGGCGGGGAACTGGTCACCAGTCCCAATGTTGTAGTTGCCGTACACAATTCGCAGATCCGCAGCCGCGAACTGGACCGTGTGGCGGGTGCGGGAGAACATCCCCGCATCGGTCTGCACATCAGATGCAACCAGCGACCGAGACGCAATCACCGGACCTGGGAGCAGGCCGGCGGGGGCGGAGGCACCCGCGGGACCCGTGGCACCCGTGTTCCCGGTGTTCCCGGTGGCTCCGGTGTTCCCGGTACTTCCGACCGCGCCAGTGTTGCCGACCGCGCCGGTGTTTCCGGTCGCGCCGGTGTTTCCGACCGCGCCGGTGTTTCCGACCGCGCCCGTGGGACCGACGGCACCCGTTCCGCCGACCGCACCGGTCGCGCCGGTAATCCCCTGCGCACCTGTCGCGCCGACTGCGCCCGTGTCTCCGGTAGCGCCGACGGATGCCCACAGCGACCAACGGGCAGGGAACAGCAGCGGATCGCCCACCGTGTGATCCACCGTGCACACGAACGTCGAACCAGACCGCGACACAACATCATTGGAGAAGTAGTCGGTGCTCTGGGTTTCATCCCATGGACCCCGCCAAGTGAAGGACGCACCCGTGGGACCGACCGCACCCGTGTTTCCAGTGGCACCCGTGGCCCCGACCGCACCCGTGGCGCCCGTGTTCCCCGTCGCACCCGTGTCACCCACAGCACCACGAACCACGGCCATCGCCACACCGGCAAACGTCGCCGACAACTCGATGTCCATCGACAACCCGCCACCAGCACCAGCCGGCACCACAGTGGCACCGTCATAGCGCGCCACCAGGCCATTCAACGGGACATCATCATCCACACTGGTGTCATTGTCCTGAGAGACGACAACACGCCACGGAGCACCCGCACGCACCGTGTCAGTCAGCTCCGACTCAATCCGGCACGTCGCATCATGCCCCGACACCGAACCCGTCGACGTGATCTCCGCAGCCTTCTTACCGATCACCACCTTGACAGTGACATCGGGCGGAAAGTCCACGTACTCAACCGGATCCGAGCCGGTAACCTTGTTGCGGAACACAACGATCAAATCCCGGCTCAACGACAGAGGCAACTCCGCTGTCGGAGGCGGGGAAAAGAGATTGGACATCAGCCCTCACCCTCAGGCGCGGGCGGCGTCCAATCAGGTAGGTCATCCCATGAGTCAACATCGGCCGTCTTCGCCGGGTGGCAGGCATCATCGGTCACCACCAGCCACGCCAGCTGCGGGAACTCGTCCTCGGGGAACTTGGTGCGCATCGCAATGTGCCCCGTCGCCGGATCGCGCTTCGCCGCGTATGTCAGATACTCCCCAGCCATCAATGAATCCCCTTTCCTAGGCAAGACTTCTGTTCAGAAGCGACACCGAAAAATAGGTATCCGCACCGAAATTCGTGCCAATGATGTCCAAGTTGCTGATCGTGGACTGGCTGTACAGCAACGCCCCCGGAGACACATACTCGGAGCCGTCGAGGTAGACAATGAACGCCCCCTGGCAGGCGAAAGGTATTTGCGCAGAGAGCGATCCGAAGTAGTCGACCGTCGACCCGACCTTGTGCATGTTGCCGGAGTTCTTGTAGACCGCCGCCGCAATCCGATACCCGACCGCCCGCGCGGTCTGCTTGATCCCGAACGCAACCTCAACCATGTACCAGCCGGCCACCGTCGCCGTGACCAGAAGCCTTCCGCTGCCATCACTCGACACCGTGTAATCGCCGGTGTTGGATGCAGACGCGTCGTAGTCCGAGGTTTTGAACCGGATGCCCGTCGCCGTGTTTGCACTGCACGACACACTGATTGTTCCGCTGGTCTTGCGCATCACGAAGCCCGAGCCGAGCGTCTGAAGCTTCGTTGGCAACGCCGCCGGGAGGATCGTCGACCCCGCCGATGAACCCCCATACAGAGCGGTGTTGGTCGCCACAATCGCCGACTGCGCTCCCGACGCCGCAGTCTGCGCCGTCGAGGCGCTCGCCTGCGCCGTCGCCGCATTCGTACTCGCCATACTCGCTGTCGACCTCACCGCCGAAGCAGCAGTTCCCACCTCAGTGATCAGCCGCGCGGAAGACCCCGACGAGCCGTTCAACCCGTCGAACAGCTGAGCCCACGCCGCCAGGACTTTGTCCTTGATCGTCAATGGGGTGGCCGTCTGCGCACCGCCCAACAGGCCTGCCGCCATGTTGTTGAGAGAACTGCTCAGGTCAGAAGCAGCAGTGTTCGCCGTCGATTGCGCCGTCGAGGCGCTCGCCTGCGCCGTCGCCGCATTCGTACTCGCGGTGGCAGCCGCCGACCGCACCGCGGCAGCAGCAACCTGCACATCCGACGGCAACTTCCCAGTCGATCCGGTACTGCCATGCAGACCGTCCCAGAAACTGCTCCACGCCTCTTTAAACCGGTCGACCACCGTGCCCACCGGCTGCGGCGACGATGGGACGGCGCCCAGGATCGCCTCGTGAATCTTGTCGATGATCGACTGGGGGTGCGTGGTCTCCCGCACGCAGATAGCACCGACGTAGAACACGTTGTTCGCGGCCGTGGCCGAGGTGGCGATCACCCAGAACTTCGCCGTGTCAAAGCCGTCAGGGACGGTGAGCGTGCACGAAAGCGGATTCCACTGGCCGCGAGCCGCGTCGGCCGATGACAACGCCGTCTCGACGAACATGTCGATCGGCGACAGGGTTCCGGTCGAGTCGGTCAGCGTTGCGCCGACCCGCACCGCGCCGGCCGTCGAGTTGGTCGCATCCGGCATCAGGATGGACTTCACGAAGTACGACTCGCCCCCGGCGACCTGGTAGCTGTCGTACTTCGGGGTCGGCGCCAGCACCAAACCGCAGGCGGCGCTGGTCTTCTGCACCCACTTCCACGACCACAGGCCGGTGAGGTGCTGATCGTGCGTGTAGTCGAAGTCCTGGGCCACGTTGAACGGGAATCTGGTCACCGCCCGGCCCAGCGAGAAACGCGGATCGAAGCAGGCATTCGTGCCGGCGCGCGCCTTCAGATCGGTGACGAAGGAGGCGAAATCGGCCTGCGCCTGCGCCTTGGCCGGCGCCGTGTTCTCGCGGACCCCGCAGCTGTCGATGAAGAACAGCAAATTCGCCGTCACGTTGGCAGTCGACTTGACCCAGAACACCGCCCGGTCATAACCATCGGGGATAGTCACCGACGCGGTGATCTTGTTGAACTGCCCCTTGACCATGTCCGGCCCGTTGAGCGGGAAGTCGGCGTAGATGTCCTGGTCGGGCAGCACACCCGACTCGTCGGTCAGGGTCCCGCCGATACGGATGCTGCCCGGCGACGTCGCATTCGCGGCGTCGGGGTGGACCCACGCCCAGAGGGCGAAAATCTCACCGGCTTCGACCTGGTAGTGATTGATCCGCGTCGTCGGCGCGAGTTTCAGGCCGCACTCGACCCCGGCGTGGTGGTACCACTTCCACGACTTCAAACCCGAATGGTGCTGCTCGCCAATAGAATACGAGGAGGTCTGCAGGTCCGATACCGGGAACCGCTTCAACTCCACAGAGAATTCCGGATCGAGGAACAAGTTCGAGCCGGCGCGGGCCTTCCAATCCACCAGGGCGTCCGCGGCGGCGTTGGCCAACTGCATGTCCAGCTGAGAGCTGAACATCTCGTCGGCCCGGTCCCGCAGCTCCGACAGCTTCGCGTAGATCGAATCGAGGGTTTCGGTTCCGGCCATCGGCAGCGACTCGATGAAATCGGTGAACAGCGTCGGCAGATCCGAAGGGCCTTGAATGTCAGCAGGGTCCGCGGTGGCGATGCGGGAGGACACCGCGGCGAAGATCTTCAAGATCAGCCCGAACGGCGACAGGTCGCTGAGCGGGTTGCCACCATGGGAGTTGCCCAGCAGCGCGCCGGGCATCCGCTCGGCGGCCCGCGCCCGGTGTGCCGCCGCGGACTGATCCTGCAGCCGCTCGGCGAGGGTTTCGACCGTCAGCGCCCCGACCGGAAGGTTGGGCACACCACCCGGTGTCGTCACCTGGCCACCCGTACCGCGCGGGCATGCTTGGGGATCCGCTTCGGCGGCTCCGGGGCGACCGCGGTCCGCGCGGTGAACGGTTCCCCGTCGGTGTGGTCGGGCGGCGGCGGCACGACAACGGACTGCTGACGCACCCCGTCGGTGATCCAGGCTGGCGCGTGGATCGCCGTGGGGTCGACGTGCTCGGTCTGGCGGATGCCGAGCGCGACGAGTTGTGAGGCGAGCGCGCCGACGACCGGCTGAAGGGTGGTCATCGGGACCTCGGTTGCGGTGAGCAGCGCGGAGGCCAGCGCACCGCCGAGGGCTTTGGTCTGGCCGTCGATGTCGTCGACCGCGGGGACCTTCTTCGGGATTGTGACGTCGGCGATGACCTGGTCGGCGATGGTGTTGGCCGACTCGGGGGTCAACTTCTGGGGGGTGTCGGCTTCGGCTGGCTGCGGCTCGGCGGCCTTCTCGGGTTCGGTCACCACAGCCCGATCTCCTGCAGGCCGCCCATCGCCTTGGCGATCAGCTCCGTCATGCGTTCAAACCCGTCCTTCTTGCTGCGTGTCGTACCGAACTGCCCCTCGATCGCCAAACCGTTGACGTCCCAAGAGATGTCCAGGCTCAGGCAGCGCCGCACGAACACCCTCGGCATCAGATACTTCTGCGTGCCGCCAACCCGGTCACCGAGCCACCAATGCCCAAACCCGTTGTCCCCGATCAGGTATGGGGCCGCGTTGGCCACCTTCAGGGTGAACGCCGTGTCCGGGTCAGTTGCGCGGCGGCGGGCACGCATGTCCATCGTCGAGGCGGCGGTGTAGGCCTGCGTGACGTTCGTCGACGTCGTCTCCAGGTAGTGGCCCCAGCCCTGTTTCTCGGTCCGCGCCAACAACGGAACTGACATGTAGGCCAGGATCGAATCGCGGTAGATCGGGTTCAGAAATGCGTCGATGCCGCCACCGAGTGACCCGATCGAGAAGGAGAAGCCGGCGAACTGGGAGATGACGATCGACAGGTTGTCACCCAGTACGTCCCCGCCGTAGTTGATTGCCCCGGAGATCAATTCGTTGACGCCGGGCATTGACCGGCCACCGACGGTGATCCGTCCAGGACCGCCCGGGGAGCGGGAGAACTCCGAGGTCTGAATCCCGGTGATGTCGCCGTCGCGGTAGACGACGTAGGGGTGCGGCGCCAGCGTGCCGAGCTTGCCGGGCAGCCGATAGCCGGTCTCGTCGATCGTCTCCCCGGTGAACAGGTCGTAGGAGTCCTCGACATGGTTGGACACCAACGACGCGATCGACCGGGTGAAACCGGTGAACAGGTTCCCGCCGATCGCCGTGCCCTGCCGGAATCCCGACTTGTCGATGATGTCGACGAACAGGGTGCCGTCGCGCCAGTCCGTCCCGGCGCCGGGCCACGGCTCGGGATCGCCTTTGAACCAGCGCCGCGTCCACCACTGCAGCTCGGCGTCTTCAAGGATCGGCGCGGCGACGTCGAAGATCGACGTGCGGATCGACCCCACGACCAACGCCGACGGGGCAACCGAATCGGTCAGCTTCCGCGGAACCACGACGATCTGGGAATCGGCCCACAAGTCCAGCGGGTTGACCGGCCACTGGTCCGGGTCGAGCAGGTCGGTGATCACCGACAGGTCGATGTTGGTGACCTGCAGGCGAAGCAGGTTGACCGCCATCGTGAGCTTGATGCCGTGATCGGCCTTGGCCAGGAGCATCCACACCTTGGGCTGCTGTATCAGCGCCATCGGCAGGAATGGATTCGCTGCCGTGTGAACGTGTTTCAGTTCTTCGATGTCGTCGAGGAAGTCGATGATGACTTCGTCGCCGTGCTCACCGCGGACGACGGTGACACCGTTCTGGCTCTTCATGCGGCCGCCGATGCGGGCGCCCATCGTCTCGACGATGATGTGGATGTTGGAGGTTCCGCGGGCCTCTTCGTCGAGGGCCCAGAACGCCGCCCAGGTGCCGCGCCGGTCATCCAGGTCGATCGGCAGCCGCAGCTGGATCGTCCCGGTCTCGTTCACCAGCGGGTTCAGGTGTCCGGAGAGCTCGCCGTGGACGGTGCCGCGGTATATCCAGTCGCCGTCGTAGAGCTTGACGCCAGGACGGTCGTAGGCCCGTTCGATGCGGTACTCGCGGATCTCCCGCGCCCACTGCGCGAAGTCGTCGTGGTCGGTGCCGGTGAACGGCTCAGCGAACGTCGCGACCGTCATCAGTGATGCCCGCCCGTACTGGCATTGGTGCAGATGCTCTGTATGCCGATCAGGCTTGGTCCGTCAGCGCCCAGTGCGTAGATGGGGATGTCGCATCGGCTCGGAAGTGAGCATGTGTCGCACCACAGTCCGGTCGTCGACGACCCTGCGGCGATGGGCAGGGTCAACTGGCCGGGCGTCTGATATTCGGTCGGCGGTTCGCCGTCGGCGATGCTCATTCCGCTTCCAGCCCCGACTCGGCCGACCAGAAACGGCGTTGCCGCAGAGTGCACTTCGCGCCGGCCGGCCCGGTGCAGATGACCGGCACCAGGATCGGGCCGTCCTCAGTGCCTGTGTACGGCGGGACCGCATAGATCGGCTCAACACCGTTGAACAGGCCGGCCGCGTTCGACAAGTCGGCCGAAACGTAGGTGTCCATGAACGGGTCCGACATCACGCTGAGCTTCTGGGTCAGCACAGGGGTGACGATCATCCGCGCCGCGTCCTGCCCGACCGCCCGATTCCACAACCGCTCCTGGCCGAACCCGAAGTCGGGGAACTGCCACTGCGCCGGGTCAAACGTCCACTCCAGCCACTGCGGCTGATCGGTCGGGTTCCACACCGCGAACCAGGCCGTGCCCGCCGCCGCATAGCCGACCGTGACCTCACCATGGGAGAGGCCGATGTCACCCCAGAAGCCGTTAGCCGTCAGGCTCCCGCGGTTTCCGGTCAGCGAGCCACTGACACCGGGAGAGAACGACACCCGGTAGTGGCCGGCGGTCCTTGCCGTCGCCGGGGCGCCGGTCACGGTGACGTTCCCCGCGCCGACTGTGCTCAGCGCCGCCAGCGCGGCCTGAAGTGACGCGGCACTCACGTCCCAAGGGATTCCGGTGCTGATCTCCACCCTGTGCCCCAGGCCCGTCAGGCTGGATGCGGATCCAGTGAGAGATCCGGCGGGCACATTGGCAAACGCGACCCGGTACTTGCCGGCTGACAGGGCGGTTGCCGCCACACCGGTCACGGTGACGTTCCCCGCGCCGACTGTGCTCAGCGCCGCCAGCGCGGCCTGAACCGTTGTGGCGCTTGCGTTCCACGGGATCGCCGAAGTGGTCTGGCCCCGGAATGTCAGGGTGAAGGTTCCACCGACCGCAGCCACCAAGACCGCGAAATGGCTGCTGGTGGTCTGCCCGCCGAAGCTGAGCGCAAAATCTCCGCCGTCGGCCTGGATGGTCACATCGAACTGGGCGGTCGAGTTGACCCACTCCTGCACATCCTCGATGCCCTCGTACATCGGATTGACCGCGACCGCGGACACGACAGCGTGGTAGACGCCGTCGATATCGGCGTCAGCACCGTCCTCGGTGGTGTACAGGATCTCCTTGGCCAGACGGATGATCAGCGTGCGCCGACCTGATGGGCCGTCGTAAACCCAGCGGACCTTCCGCAGGTTCCGCGGTGTCCCCCATAAGCGTTGGAACCGCGGCCTGGTCGCCGGCGTCAACCAGAACGGCAACGTCATCTGGCGGATCGGAACGGATTCGCCGACGACCCGGCCGCCGTTCTCGAACGCACCGGACTGGGTGCGCAGCGTGAAACCGGTGTCGTAGACGCCGTCAGGGTTGGTGTCGAGGATGATGTCGCCGTCGATGAAGTCGTCATCAGGTGCGGACACCACAACGCTGTCAACGACCTCACCGTTGACCAGCGACTCCAATGTGATTGTGGCGACTGCCATGTCAGTACCGGCCCAGGTTCGCCGAGGCCCGCTCGTTCTGCCAGCGCTGCCACCGCACGAATGCCTGCTCGGTGTCGCCTGCGGTGATCGTCGTGTTGAACGTGGGGCCGGGCTTTCCGCCGCCGCCGCCGTGCACGCTGCCGATCGCCGAGGCCGCCGCGGGGGTAGCGGAGTTCACCGCCGACGCGACCGGGGCCACCGAAGAAGCACCACCCCCGCCGCCGATCGAGATGCCGCCGACGATCGTCGACAGTCCTTTCAGCCAGCCCGGCGACCCGTTGATCCCGAACGCCTCCAGCGCTGACCCGACCTGTCCGTCGACGAACTGGCCGGCCGCAGAGCCCAGGTCGCCGAGCCCGCCGACCGCGGTCTCCGCCTGCTTGGGTAGCTGACCGCCCATCGAATTCTTGACGGCCCCGCCGATTTGAGTGCCTGCCTGCTGGCCCGCCCACGTCCCGATCCCCGACAGCGATCCGGGCGCGCTGAGGTTGGTGGACGATCCGCTGCTCGAATCCACCGACGTGCCCGTGGTTCCGACGCCCAACGCCGACAACATCCCCGACGAGCTCGACGCCCCCGCGGCGCTGTCAGACTCGGCACTGGCCGCCGGTGCCGCATCCGCGGGATTGGGCTGCGACACCTTCGCCGCATGCCCCAGAGCCCAATGCACATGGTTGGCGTGCGCGGCCATCAGCCCGCCGCCGTAGAAGCCGACACCGTCGCCGACGTTCTTGCCGTTCTTGATGTTGTGCCCGAACGGGGAGTGAATCAGCTCGAGGCTGTCGGGGAAGGTCGAGGCGATCCACGACGCGATCGCCCCCATACCCGGCCCGCTGATATCGATTGCCCGGCCGGCGTTGTGGTAGTCGGGGTGGCCTTCGGTCTGGACCGTGCGGGTTGCGCTGGAGAGGATCGCGTCGGGGAACTTCGAGCGGACCGCATCCCACATGGACTGCTGCTCACCGGTCGTGATACCCGGGCCGCTGATGTTGCCGAGCTGCACCCGGCCGCCGCCCTGATAGCCGGGCAGCGGCAGCTTCCCGTTGTTGTTCAGGTAGTCCAGCAGCCCGGGGAGCGCGTTCTCGATCCGGCGCCGCGAATCCGCGCGCACCACGAACTCGTCGCCGTGCACCACCCCAGCGATCCGGTCGGCAGGGACGTTCCCCGTGTAGCCGCCGAGGTCGAACTTCGGCAGCGAGAACGTCACCGGGTCACCCGGAAGCCAGTCCGGAGTCGTGAAGCTCAACGCCGAGGCGAAGTCGTTCCACCATCCCTTCATCCGGTCGACCATCGACTTGAACGCGTTCGAGATGCCGTCCCACATTCCGCTGGCCGCCGAGCTGATCGCAGACGGCAGCCCCTTGACGAAATCGACGACCGCGGTGAACTTCGACTTGATGCCTTCCCACACCTGGCCGGCCTTGGTGACCATTCCGTCCCAGATCTTCGAGATCGCTTCCCACGCCGCGCTGAACGCAGTCTTGATCGCCTCCCAGGCGACCTTCAGGTACTCGGTGAACCCAGCCCAGATCTTGCGGCCCAGTTCGGTTTTCGTGAAGAACAACACCAGGCCGGCGACGACCGCGGCGATCGCAGTGACAACCAGTCCGATCGGGTTCGCTGTCAGCGCCGCGTTCCACAGCCATTGCGCTGCCGCCGCGGCCTTCGTCGCCGCCATCTGCGCGCCCTGCGCCACCGCGGCAGCAGCCGACGCAACCTTCGCCCGAAGGGTCGACGCCGCCACCGAATTCCAGGCGGTAGCCAACCCCTCCACGGCAACCGACGCCAACGCCTTCGTCTGATTCGCCGCGAACTCGGCCACACTCGCGGTCAGTGTGTCGAACATCTTCTCGGCCACCGGACCGACCGGACCCAGCTTCGCCGCGATCTTCGGCCCCAAGTCCAGCTCGGCCAGCGCTGAATCCAGAGCGCCGGCCACAATCGGCGCGAACGCGTTCCCCACAACGACGCCGGCATTCTTGACCGCCGCCGACGGTCCGGCCTTCGCCTTACCGGCCGATGCCGGGGCCTGCGCGGCCTGGCCGCCGCCGCTCGACGAGCTCGGCGCATCATCCCGGCGCACCGCCGAGTTGATCTTGCGGCCGGCGTCCTTGATCTTCTCGGCGGTCTTCTGCCACGCAGCGCCCAGCAGATCAACAGCTTTCGTGCTCGCCGCGGTCGTGATCTTGCCCGCAACGTCTTTCAGTGCCGGCTCCAGTAACTCGTCGAAAACCGGCTTGACGACCTTCGTACCCAGCTCAGAGCCGACCGATCCCCAGGTCGCCTCCATCTTCTTGGAGATCGCCCCACCGAGGTCTGCGCCACTAATGGCGCCTTCGACTGCCGGAACGATGGCACCGGAGATGCGGTCCCCGACAGTCTTCCCGGCCTTGCGCGCGGACGCGTCGTTGACTTTCGGCTCAACGGTGACGCTCTTGGTGTGCTTCTCGACGGTCTCGCGGGTCTTACGGCCGGCCTGCTCGGCGGCGCGCTGGTCGACCTTCGGCTCAACGGTGACCTCGCGGGTGTGCTTCTCCACACCTTCACGCGCCTGCTTGCCGGCCTGGTCCGTCGCCCGCTGATCAACCCTCGGCGCGATCGCGACCTCGACGACCTTGCCCTCGATCTGCTTCTCGATCGCATCCGAAACACCCTTGAGGGAGGGAATGATCTGCAACGTTGCGTAACCGATGGTCGTCAACTCGCTCACCTCCTGGGCTGTTAGATTTCGACGAATGAAGCTCGCTCTAGTGGCTGCTGCCACCGTGATTGCTGCCGTTGCCTCGCCTGCTCACGCGTCGCCAACCGGTTCCGGTGAGGTGATCGACGCGATCACCGCAGCTGGCGGATCATGCTCGAATGTCCCGCTCACTCACCCGGTCTCGATCGCGGCAGCGGGCGGGGTTAGCGGGGGCGCTGTGCACTGCGATCTTCAAGGCGTCGCGTTCCAGGTCGTTCTGCCCGGCCCGGATTCAGAGTCAACGCGTGGCGCGGCATGTGCCGCCGGACAGATCAGCAGCAACTACCAGATGCTGGCCGGCTACGCCAATAGTTGGCTGGCCTTCTCTGACCATAATCGCGACTTGGCCATGATCGCGTCGGCGCTCGCCACGCACGGCGTCCAGGCACAGATCGTGAACTACTGCCCCGACCTGCCCGACTGGACTGGAAGCCGGTAGGCCCGTTTCCGCTTCAGGTAGAACGCTTTGAGTTCGGCTTTGGCGGCGGCAATGGCCTTGACGATCATCTCCGCCCGCGTCGGGTGATCGAAATCCTCTGGCAGGGAACCCTTCTCGGAGTACGCCCGCGCGATAAGTGACCACAGATCGGCGAGCAGGTGATCAGTTGGTGTCCACCCAGGACGCCCGTCGATCGCCTCCACCGCGCGACTCGTCACCGGCAATTGTCGAACCAGCACGCCGAGCCGCCGAGCCGAGAGTTCACCGCGATAGAAGTCGCACAAGTCGATCCGGTACTCAGACTGCAGATCGGCCTCAATCTCGTCGCCATGTTCATCGAGCAGGTCGACGAGGCCGATCAGTTTCCCAGTATGTCGTTGAGCTGCTCGCCGATCGCAGCGAAGTCGTCGACCGTCGGGTTCTTCTCCATGAATGCGGCCCACTGCTCCGGCCCGAGCAACTCCTCGGTGCCGGCGAACTCGTCACCACGCTTGAACGCGATAACCGCCCTCAATGGCACCTTCCCGAGAACGGGGACACGCAATGTGAGCCCGCATGATTCAAGGTCGATATAGCCGTCGACTTCAGCCTGCCGCGCCTCGGTAGATCTCTTCGGCTTGCGGTCCCGCGGCTTCGGCGCGGTGTCGGGAATTTCAGGCATTGGACGGGTCCTCTCACTAGATGCGGGATGTCGGGGGGGAGGCGACCCGGCCCCGGGGACGGGTGTCGTCGGGCTCCTCGCCCTGGGCCGGGGTGGAACAGCTACGCGACGGTGACCGTGCCCCCGGTGCCGCCAGCGGTCACCGAGAGCACCGGCGCGGTGAACACCGCGGTGAACGGACCCGAACCGGAACCCGTCACGGTCACGCCTGTGCTGCCGACGATCGCCAACGCACGCAGCGCGGTCTGCAACGCAGCCGACGTGAGCGTCGAGATCACCGCGGTGGTCTGGCCGTCGACGGTCACGATGTAGGACGTCAGGCCGCTGCCGAGGGTGAACACCTTGGTCAGTGGCAGGCCGCCCACGGTTTGGAACACGTCATTCGCGGCGTCCGCGGTGTGGTGAACCACGATTTCGGCGAACGACAACTCGCCGTCAACGATGCCGCCGTGGCTCTTCAGCTCGGCCAGCGCCGGACGCAACGACACCCATACTCGGCTGCCGGCGGAGACGTCCTCGTCGATGAACCGGTACAGGACATAGATCTGGACGTTCTTCGGAATGCCGATCTTGTTGGCAGCCGAGCCCGGCAGGATGATCGCCCTGGTGGCGTCGTTGAACTCCAGCGCGGTGAACCCGCTCTTGAGCTTGCCCTTGCGGGCTTTCATCCGGAACGCCGGCCGGCCGAACGCGTCGTACTCCTTGACCTCGATGCTCGGATCGAGTGGAATACCCTTCTTGTCGTCGATCAGGCCGGAGAACTTCCATCCGAGCGCGTCGAGGTCCGCCGTCGGGGTGGCCGGGATCATCGCCGCCAGGTTCGACACATCGGACTTGAGTGCGATCCACACCTCAGCCTTGTCGGGGATTGTGGTGGCATCTGGATTAATGGTCTGCACCATGGGATTTCCCTCCTTCAAGGGCGTTACTCATGCCCTTGCGGGCGCAAAAAACCCGCCCAGGGATTAGGGCGGGGTCGATTCCTATTCGCTCGGCGTGGACTTGCGCGGCCGGCCGCGCTTCCGTGGCACACCGGACTTCTTCGCGCGCGACTTGCTTCGCGGCGGGCGTTTCTTGCTGGGCCGCACCTCCAGGCCGACCTCAGCGGCGGCGCGGGTCAGAACACCGTCCTTGGCTTGCACATCAGCCGGGACTTTCACCTTCGCGCGGGCCCGATCGGTGGTGGACATCTCAACCACCGCGCCCTCGCCGGCGGCCGCCGCGACCTGCTGTGCCAGCGCGGCGATCGCCTCGGCGGCCATCACCTTGAGGACTTCGGCGCCGCCCGCCTTGTCCAGCTCGAAAGCCATCAGACCTCGACGGTCCGGGCGGTGGCGCCGATCAGGATCGACGCCAGCATGGCGCCGGTGGTCTTATCGCGGGCGTCGAGGATCGTGCCCATCTCCGGATCGACATACGCGACTCCGGGCGGGCGGGGATTCGATCCGGCCAGCAACCCGGCGGCCAGCGCCACGATGCCGCGGGCCTCATCCCGGCCGGCAGCCCATCCGGTCAAACGGATCGTGTGATCGGACTTGATCGGCCACCGTGTCGGCCCGCCGTCGTCAGCGACGACTAGCAGCGGACCATCAGCCGGTGTCCACTTGGCCGGCACGTTCAGCCGGGCTTCGGCGGTCGGTAGCCGCGCGTCGAGCCAGTCGGCGATCGGCTTGACGACGTCGGCCTGCACGCGGGTCACGGCGTCGCCCCCGTCGCTGCAAAGGCCAACACCTCGACCCCGCCGCGGCCCGCCTGCTCCCACTCCTTCGCCCGGCCCACACACACCTGGCCGCGAACAAGGATCGTGAAGTTGTCGGTGAGCACGGTTACAGTGCGCACCCACGCGCCGTTCCGCTTCACGCGCAGCGGCAGATACGCCGTGAAAGAGACTGTATCCAGGTCGCCGTCCGCCCCCGGCTCCACAGCCGTATTGCCCGGAGCAACAAGTGCATCCACCGCGAACGGCGTTCCAGCGGGCAGCGGATTGTCATGCGCATCCATGCCGGCCCGCGGAGTGATCGTGACCTTCTCGGTCACGCCGCCCGCTCGAGCCGGTACTGCTCCAGAATCAACAGCTCAGCCGTCGTGAACCCCGCATCGGGGCTGTCCGCATTGCCCCACCGGAACGGTCCAACAACAGTCGGTGCGCCGCCGTCGGCAGCCTGAGACATGTGGTCGGCCACCGAATACACCGCGGTCTCGAAGTCCGCAGCATCAGCGAAGCCGTGGGACATCGTCACCGTGATTCCCTGAAAGCGTGACGTCCAGAGCCCGCCGGACTTCTTGCGCACCAGGCCGATGCGGGACCACTCCAGCCCGGCCAGGTCGAGGTCGACACCATCCTCAGTGACCGCGGACAGCGCGACAACACGCAACGACGGAAGCCGCAACAGTGCACCGCCCGGACCGTCGACGGTCTCCGTCTGAGTCAACTCTGGTGCGACGTGCCAGCCACACCACCGGCGCACCGCAGCAACAGCGCTGTCGAGCAGCCGGGCTGTCTCGTCGGCGTCGGCGTCAAGACGACCCTTCGTGTAGTCGGCCAACACGTCAACGTCGAGCACGAAAAACTCAGGCCTGCTTGTTCCGCGGAGTGCGGGCCTTATTCGCCGGTGCCTTCGCCGGGGCCTTCGCCTCGGCCGGCCCCGCGGGAACGGTCAGGCCCAGCTCTGTCGCGTCCTTGTCGGACAGCTGCAGGGTCGTCTTATGGCCGTTGATCTCAACGTCGTATTCCTTGAGCCCCACGGGTTCCTCCTTCGATGAGGCCGGACCCGGCCGAGGCGTAGCCGCCCCGGCCGAGCCCGAATTGAACAGCGACACTTAGGACAGCGCTGCCTTGACGATGGCCTTCGGCCGGGTGAGCGCGAACGCGCCGCGCTCCTCGCCGAGGATCGCGACCATGTTCCGGATGAAGAAGTCGGCGTGGGAATCCGAGATCGTCACCGTGGTCTGCTCGCGGTCCCAGAACACCGCCTTGGAGAAGTCGCCGACCAAAACGTCGGTGTCGGCCTGCGACTCCGACTCGACAACCGGGACACCCCACAAGGTCCGCGGGCCGATGGACTGCGGACCGCCGTAGTAGTACCGGCTCTCGCCATCCTTCGCCAGGTCGATGACCTCGGCGGTAGCCGGGGACACCAGGATCGCGTTCGGGTTGACCCGACCGACCGTGCGAGCCTTCGTGATCGCCTTACGCACCGTGCGGAAGATGTCAGTGTCGAAGGCCTGAGTCTGGATGCCCGACCAGTTCCGAATACCGGTGAAGTTCTCACCGGAACCGTCACCGGCGAGGATCTGCGCCTCCTCGGCCTCCGCGACGTCGGCGCGCAGCTCGTCGTTGATCAACCCTTCGAGCTGAGCGACGTCGGCGAGCGCCCGCTTGGTGGCCGGCACCCACTCCGCGATCGTCTTGACGACTGCGGTGCGGCGAACGAACGCCCACGACCCCTCGGGCTTGTATCCGCCGTTGGGGTTGTTGACCAGGTTCGCACCTGCCGCCAGGGCGTTGCCGTCCAGGGCGGGCAGCGTCGGAGCGGCCGAGCTGGTTGCCTCGGGGACCACTGCGGCCGCGTTGGTGTGCGACGTCTGCTCGACGTACTCCACCGTGTCCGATCCGGTGCGGCGCACCGAGATGAGATCGCGCAGCTTGAGTTCCTTGCGGCCCAGCATCTCGACAATGCCGGTCTGCTCGTTGACAACGAACGCACCGGCGCTGGTGTCGGTGCCGCCGACGAACAGCCCCTTGATGTTGATCGGGTCGGACTGGATGCGGGTCTTCTCACCGATCCGCACCGAGCCATCGGTAGCGGTGAACGGCTTGAGCATCGCCTTGAACTCCGGCGACTCGACGACCTGCAGACCCAGCGCCTTGACCCGCTCACGGACGGGCCGCTGGCCCTGGGCGTCGAGGTCGTCTTTGGCGGGCTGCCCGATCTCATCGGCCAGCGCCTTCGCTGCGCCGAGCACGTTCAGGTCGTCCTTGGCTACCTTGATCTCGTCGAGCTTCTCCCGGCCCTTGGCCAGGTGTTCGTCGTAGGACTTACGGTCGTCCTCCGACCACGCGCTGGGGTCCTTGTCGGCGTTGGCCTCGATGATCTCGCGGGCCTTCTCGGTGTGATGCAGTGCGGCCTTCTGGAGGTCGGCCAGCTTGGTTGCCGTCATCGGCATGGTGTTCTTCTCCTTCGTGAGAGTTACGCGCTCAGCTCGATTTCGAGGCTGAGCAGTTCCATTGCCGAGGTATCGACGGACGACTTGCGGCTGGCCTCACGCGGCTGTCCCGACTGGGTATCCCCGGCCGGAGCTTGGCGAGACGGGCCGCTGTCGCTGGCCTTCTCCTCGTCAGATGTGCCTTCGAGGGCGCACAGGACGCGGCCGATGGCCTCATGCGCCCCGCGGAGTTCGCCCGCGTTCTTGGCCGATAGCACGCGGCCGGCTTTGATGTCGCGCAGTGCACGCTCGGCGACAGTCGGCATCGACTTCACCGCCAGAATCTCGGTCTCCTGATTCGCGCCCAGAGTCACGACAGATACCTCATAGAGCTTGAGTTCCCGCAGCTCCCAAATGTTCTCACCGTCACGCATGGCGGGTCCGGACTCGATCTCGTCGTAGGCGAAGGACATCTGGTTGATTCGCCGACCCTTGAGCATCCGGTAAACCTGCCGGGCCTTCGGGTTCTCCAAGTCGAGCTGACCGGTGATCTTCAGGCCGACCGAGTCTTCCTCGGCCTTCACGATGTGCCCAATGTTGTAGTCCGGATCGGACATGTTGTGCCCGAAGAGCAGCGGGATCGGGTTACCCGACTTCTCCCATCGCGAAAGGTCTTTCGCGAACGCCCCAGCTACCACGACGTCGCCGTAGGAGTCCTTGTTGCCGAAGACCGACGCGTAGGCGGTGAACTGGCCCTCTTCGAGTCCGTCATCGGGGCCGGCCTTGAATGCGACCAGTTCAATCGGATGGTTCTTGGTGAGCATCAGTCCTCCTGCGCGTCGTCCGGGGTGTCCGGAGCGGTGTAGTCGTTGCCGGTCGGCGCCATCGGAGGGCCGTCTTCGGCGGGCACCGGGTTCTGGTCACCGTTCTGCGTGACGTTCAACGGACGGATCAGCTCATCGCCGCCGTCGACGGGCGGACGGTTGTCCATCGCTCGGGCTTCGTTGCGGGTCAGCCACGGGGCACCAACGGCCTGGGAGAGCACCGCACCGCGCTGCTCGAACGATCCGGTCAGCTTCTCCCGCAGGTTGAACTCCACGTAGAAGTCGTGCGCCTTCGGCCCCGGCTCAAACTCCGGGATGAGTTGCAGCGCAATCTCATCCTGGATCATCGTCAGCCACGGTCCGAGCGTGTCCTGGTAGAGCATCTTGTGCTGCTCGGTGATGTTCGAGAACGAGGCCTTGTCCAGGATTCCGACCATCGGCGGCGGGATGAAGTACGCCGCCGCCACCTCTTCACGAGTCAGCTTGCGTCCCTCGATGTACTGCAAGTCCTTCGCGGACTGCGCAGCCGACTTGAAGGTCATACCGTCTTCGAGGATCGGTGTTCCGCCGGCCAGCTCGGCCCTGTCACCGGTGTACTGGGTGTGCCATTGCCTCCGGAACGCGGCGCGGGCCTCCGGAGACCAGTTGCCCGAGATCGCCGTCGGTGGCCGCTCGATGTAGCCAGACACCCTGGCCCCGTTGCGCATGATCTGCTCGCGCATCTCAGAGCCGGTCCACTCCTCGCGGAGAGTCCTGCGCAAGGCCTCTAACGGCGAAGTGCCGGTGTCCTCGTCCAGCCCATAGCCGCGGAAGTAGACGATCTCGTTCGCCGGCACAACTCGCCGCTGCTTCGTCCCGGCGATCTCGAACGCCTCCGGCGTGAACCAGTTGTCACCCACCGGTTTGACCATCTTCGGCGGAATGCGCATCACACCGAAGCCGTCGTCTGCCGTCTTCGTCTTCCACCAGTAAGCCACGTCATAGATCGCGAAGTCGTGCACCAGGCCGTTGATCAGCCGGTACCGCGTAGTCCACGGATTCGGCCTCCGGAGCAGCACCGACAGCGGATGGTCCTGCAAACGCTCACGATCAGCCTCGCCCTTGCGTCGATACACCGGCAGTCCGAGCTGCGCGATGTTGCGGGCCAGGAACGTTACGACGGTCCGCACCGACTCCTGGGTGCGCCAAATCTCGCCGTACTCAACCGCCATCGTGCTCGACAGCGTGATCCGCTGCGAAGGCGTTGAGAACGCCGGCCGGCCGGACAGGCCACGAACTGCGCCCGCCGACTGCACGAAACCCATCCGGGTTAGCCGCCGCCCACGATCTGCACGTAGTCGACGTTCGCCCCGTCGATCACGATCTCGCCGTCCGCCGCTGCGGGCTCTGCACCTGGTTCATGGATCATCGCTCCTTGCAGAATCAGTAGCGGGCCTGGTGTTTTCGTCAACACGCCAGACACCGCGCTGCCCGAGATCAGTGACACCAGCACCTTCCGGTTCATGCCGGGATGTCGGCGCATCCTCATACGATCATCAGCCCTTCGCCGTCGTCGTACGCCGATGTAGGCGTCACGTCCTGCGCTGCCAGAGCCCGCGACAGCGCCATAATCAGGGCCACTACGCCGTCGATCTTGTCCCCGGCATTCGCTTTGTCCGGCTTCACATTCCCTGCCGGGTCCATCGCCACCGCGAAGTTGTCCACCATCCACCGCAGCAACGGATTACCGCCATGCCGGACGATCGGCTTCTGCTCAGTTCCGGTGAGGATCAGCCGCTGCAAGTCCTTCGTCGGCGCCGACATCGAGGCGAACCCCTGACCCATCGTGGCCATCGGCGCGCCATCGCTGATCAGGTTGTTCACCAACTGCTGCGCATTCCACCGGTCATAGGCAATCTCCTTGACCAGGAACAGGTCCCGATCCCGACCGATCTGCGCCTCGATGAAGTCGTAGTCCGTCACATTCCCGGGCGTGGTCGTCAACCAGCCCTGCTTCACCCACGTCGACGCGGCCCGCGCCGTGCGCTCATCCAACTTCTCGACGCTGTCCTCCGGCGCCCAACACCGCAGCATCACATCGAACGCCCCCCCATCGGGGAACACCCAGCACAGCGCCGTCAAGTCCGATGTGGAGCCGAGGTCCAGGCCGCCGAAACACTCCCGGCCCTTCAACCGAATCGGATCAACGATTGACGCATTCACATCCCACGGGCCCAGCTCGAGGAACTTGAACTGCTGCTTGGTCCGGATCCCCAAGTGCAGCCGTTGGAACGACGCAAGTTCAGCCGGCGAGTCCTTCGCCTTCGTCGCCGCCGACGCCATGAACCGCTTCGTCGGCGACACCCCATACCCCGGGTTGGCCTTCTTCCAGGTCGCCTCGACGAACGGGTCATCGGACGGCTCGGCCGCGAAGATCACACCGTAGGTGGTCGGGTCTTTCAGCGTCCCGCGAGCCAACTTCTCGATCCGCGTGCGCTTCTCGTCATACGGCGTGTGCCGCCGACCCGCATCCGCAGTCGTGATGAACAAGATCAGCGGCTGGATCCGCGACCCCGTGCCGGTCTCGATCGCCTCGATCAGATCGTTCGTCTTGTGCAGGTGCACCTCGTCGACGATCCCGCCGTGCAAATCCCGGCCATGCTGCGCGTCACCAACATTGGCGACCGGCTCGAACACCGACTCTGAGGCCTTGTGCACGATCTTCGACTGGAACGGCTCGAAGTGCTTCCCCAACGCCGGCGACCCGCGCACGATCTGCTTCATCGGATCGAACGCGAACTTCGCCTGATCCTTACTCGTCGCCGCGCACACCACCTGCGCACCCGGCTCACCATCCGCGCCCGTCAGGTAGATGCCCGTCCCGGACGCGGTCGTCGTCTTGCCGTTCTTACGCGGCAGCTCCACCCACGCGGTCGTGATGATCCGCGCCAGCTCGCCCGAATCCTTCGACGGCGCAACCCAACCGAACACCGGCGCCAAGTAGTAGGCGAC